CAAATGTTGTATAATTGAAATCGTCAACAATAGCTAATTTGATTCGTTCATCTGAATTAGCTACTATATCGTATATTTCATCATATGAAGGCTCTTCACTAAATTCTAATTGTCTTGAATTTACAGCTTTATAAAGAGCTAACAATATGTTCTTTCTTACGTCATTTTGCTGCATATCTGTTAATTTATATTGAGGAACTATCTTCAACCTTAAAGGATATGCAATTCTAAATAAACAAGGTAAATCGGGAATTATATCTTTGAAGTCGTGTAAGATAACTTTTGTTTGTTCAAGATATAATTTTATTTTTTGTGTTTGTGTGTCTTCAGACGGTATCATATCGAAAGTACTTTCGTATTCATTTAAAGTACCTACATTACCAGGATTATTAAGTAAGTACATTCTTAAATCAAAAGCATTCATATCAGGTTCATTATCTGTCTTGTGTACTTTATTTATAGAGATACCTGCTGCAGCACTATCTGTTATTATTGTGTAAGAACTTTGAACATCATGATTTCTGTCTGACACAACATCATTAGATACCATATTAGAATTATATATAGCATTTATATAATCTCTTAAAGTAACAATTGTGTCGAAAGTGCCTGAAACCCTTTTAAAACTTTTGTAAGCGTCACTAATTCCTTGTGGATCAGAACCATTATTAGCTGCTGAAGGATTATAAATAACACAGTTATCGGAACCTAAAGTTATCTTGTCTTCTCCAAGAGTTACAGAAACATCATCATAGAATGTGGTAATAAATTTAGCAACTACATTACCCTCTACACCATCACTGAGAAGATATTTTACCGTTAAACCGTCTTTTATAAGTGCTTCAATGTCATCCGGGAATTCAACATAGCATAGATTTGTTCTACCGTCTACACCAAATTCATAATAGGTATTACCTGTAGGTTCAACTGCTAAGTTAGATTTTCTCTCCCATAATGTATTTCCACCAATATTTGTAATGAAAATTCCATTTTCAGCAACGCTATAATCATCAAGGTATAATCTATTATTATGGTCAAGATTAGTTAAATGTATTTCTGTTGAACCATTTATAGAAACATCTGTTATTATACCCTGTATAGCTTCAACTGATGTAGTTAGATTATCGTATGTGAAATACACGTTTTGTGTTATCGTGTATATGATTTTACTGTCAGGGTCACTCACCATTGTATATTTTGGAATTGTTACCTGCTCACCTATTACTAAATCTCTGCCGGTCCACTTAAATGTTAATTGTGTAGTGGCAGATTGGTACCAAGGCATTTCATATGCTAATTGATGATACATATTTCGTGCAGAAACTTCTTGTGTTAAAGTTTCCGGAAATACTTCGAGTACATTTTTATCTATATTATAATTGTTCTTATCACCAATTATAGCATTCAGTTTTAAAAGAATGACACCTGGGTCTGATTCATTTGAAATAGATGGGTCCCATTTATATGTAAGCTTCTTAACAATATCCAATAACTCAGGATATATGTCTCTAAAATCCTTATTAGTATAACTTATAGGACTTAAAGGACTTGTTATTTCAGACATCAATTATCCTCCTACTGATTTTCTTCAGTTAAGTTAATTTCAAATAAATTAACTTCGTTGTTCACTTTATTCATACAATTGAGTGTACAGTAAACATCATTACCTTTAAGGGTGATTTGTATATTTTCTCTCTTAAGAAATATTTGTGGCATAAAATCTTGTGTTGCTACAAATATGTCGTCAATTATTATATCTCTTAAAATTATGTTATTCTGTTCATGAATAAATCTTTTTATGTTTGTCCCAAAATAAGGATCACCAAATAGCGCTGTTTTCCAAGAAGCTAACATCAATCTGTAATTTGACAATGTTGCTTGATTATCTTGTATTAGATTTGTTTGTGCACTACTTAACATATTTGGAAAAGCTATTGAATACATTGAATCACTTCTTATCGTTATAAATTGTGTTCCACTTATTATTTGTGTAAATTAGCGGTACAGCTCTTTTCCACTGTCCTTTATAAAATACATATGGAATACCTTGGACGCTTTTACTATTATAAATTACATTGATACAGGGAATACTGGAGGTAAGGTTAGCAGTGAATACGTTACCAGGATATCTATCATAACCAATATTTATCTGATAAGGTATGACAGCTATTGAATTTGCTTCGTAAGGTTTATTTATATCAACGGTATAATTACGATTATTTATACTTCCTGAAGAAGCATAAACGTACCCATCATAATTTGTAGATGAAACTGTATTACTATTCCATTTGTAATAAATTATATTATCAGTGGTTATGTTTGTAATGCCACCTAATTCCCCTGTTATTTTAACTGTTGTTTTATTTGTTCTTGTAACAGTACGTATATTTGCAGGATAATCTTCAGGAGAGGGTGTAGGAGTTGGTGTATCACCTATTGCAGGATTTACAATGAAACCTAAACAAGTACCACTATACCCCCATAAATTAGTACCATTCTGATTTCTTGTAACAGTACGTATATTCCACTCCCAAGAAGGAGTGTTCCATCCTGACTGATGGATTACTATTGTGTTATTATCTTTTACTTCGCTTATATATGCAACGTGATTGGCTGTCCCACCCCAAACAATTACTCCACCCACCGGAGGTACATCGGAAGCGGCCTTTGTTGTAAGGCCTAAGGCTTGTGCTCTTGTTATAAACAACTTTGCCTCACAATTCAAAGCATAGTGTTCTTTTGCTGCTGCTCCAGGGGTATTCTTTACATATGTCTCATTGAAAGCCCCGTCCGCTAATCCTACACAGTTACATAAAACATTCAATCCAGAAACAGTCGGCTGACCAACAATACAGGTTGAATAACCACCGTTAGATTTCGTATTATAATATGGATTACCAGATTCGGGTCTAGAAGTTCTTAACCACGCCATAAGTCACCTACTCAATATACAAATACAACTGTCCTTCTTTGCCTGAACTAGTTGGTATAGTAGTACCATAAGCGTCAGTATGTAATACTAATGCTCCTAACTCATTCGTCTTATTTATATTGTTTACAGTTGATGTAAGATCAGTTATATCAGTTCTATTTGTATTAACCTTGTTAATTATATCATCAATAGTATCATTTATTTTTTCTATTGTTTCATTTGTTTCTGTAATAGAAGAAATAGTATTATTTACGTCATTATTTAGTGCATCAAATTGTTTTTGAGCATTATCTTTAAGTCCAATAAGATACTCAATGTTTTCCTCTTTTACTTCACCTATTGTGGTATTCTTTGGTAATTTTGTGCTAACATTTATCTCTAAACTGTCTAGTTTTGCATCACCGACAGTTTGACTGTTAGGGTTAAATAATAATCCTAAAACAACAGGTGACCCATTATCGTCATCTTCATAAGCAACAAGAACTGTGTCACCTCGTCTTAGTCGAGGACTATAACCGGGAGGAGCACAAACAACTCCAATTCCAAGTTCATTCGTAGGAGTAGCACCTACAGCGCCAGATACTTTGTTTATTCTGGGTATTCTTACTTTTACATGTGTTTCATCTACAACCGCTTCAACGAATGCACGAGAAATCATCAGCTATCACCTGCAATTCTTAATAAGGTTAATGTTGTGGTGTATCCACTAGAATCAATGTTGTCAACTTGTTTTGTTATTATGTAAATGCCACTTGAAATATGTTTAACTCCACCTGCAAATAATACATTAACTTTTACATACGTCATAAGCATAGAAGGTCTGGTGAGGCCTTTTATTGTTAATGTAGCTTCAATAGGAAACTCGGTCATTCTTGTCCACCAAGCACTCTTAGCAGGGGATAATGTATCAGAAATATCAGATTTCAACATTGAAGGAGTGTAATTTGTTTCAACTGAACCGTCGTCTCTTATTTTATAGGAGTACTGTTCCTGATTAACACTTTCAGAAAATTCATATAATATAGCCCACGATTGGTCATTTGTTAAACTAAATTGTGTTACAAAATTATCACCTGGATAATTTACATCAATCTCGTAGGTATCAGTAGATTTTATTGTTTTTGTATTTTTACTAACTTCTTCAACTTTGAAGTATGTGCCACCCACATCATTTACAAAATCATCGTGAATTGTTAGATAATATTTAGACTTCTGAATACTGGAGTCTTCTTTGTTTGAATTATTCATCATACTATCTACAAGATAGTTCAAGTATTCAAGTACTGTTATGTTTGTTTGTGCTAACAGCTTAACTTTTTTATCATTTGAGGCTATTAGACCATTAGAAATAACCTCACTAATATTACGCATACCCGTAAATACTTTCTTTAACCCATACTTACTATTTGATAATAGATTTAAAATGGCGTCGCTTGGCTTTGTTTCTCTAGCAGCAAAATTATACTTCGTAGATGTTAAACCTATTGCATCGCTTGTTGCATTTACTGTGTAGGATATCATAGAGTTATTCATATCTAATGTAGAAGTAACATTTGTAATGATTGCTTTTTCTTCCTTATAAATATAAGCAGGAGCATTCCAGTCTCCATATTGAAATGTGATTTCCCTTGTAGTTGCGGCTCTACTAAATATTTTATCTAAGAGATTAGGATCGTCTCCAGTTCTCACTTGATACTGAAAGTTAAGTGTATAGGTATTAACTGTACCATTAACTTTTGTAACAGACATACCCTTCATAAAGTTAGGATATGTAACTTTACCGCCATATGTACCTCCTGTATATGAACCAAAAGTTACTCCCCCTATTGTTACAATAATGAAAGGGCTTTGTACTAACGTTGGGATAGAAGTCAAGTTCTTACTCATCTGTCTACCCCTATATTAAACTCAATACTATTAAAGGTAGGTATATTGAGTTTTTGGCCTACTTTCAATTCTATATAAGGATCTTGTATTTTATTAAAATCTGCAATTATCCAATAATACAAAGGATTTCCATAATAATATAATGAGAGTGAGTCTAACGTATCATTTAATTTTACGGTATGAACTACATAGGGGATATCAGTTTGTTTCAGTTGTGCAGTTATCCCATAAATATATTTTTCATCTAATCTATTATAGTAATAAGGAAAAACAGAGTAACGAGATACTCTGTCATATTCTTTATATTGTTTCTTTGTAAGAACTTCCATTATGTTAACCTCGTTTCCATAAGTTACGTTCTAATGTTGTATCTAACCCTCTGAAGCTACCAGCCTGCATAACTTGCTGTGCACTATAAGGGTCCACCTCTTCCACTGTAAAGGATACAGATACGTGTGCATATTTATCATTTTCAAGAATAGGAAGAGCATAAGTAACTGAAACTCCTCCGCTTACAATACCTTTTATAAAAATTTCATTTCCAAATCTTACAGCAACCATGGGGGGGTCCACCAACTTCTCACTTGCTTTGTAAGCAGGTAAAGCAGCTGCTTGTATTTGTTTTATAAGTGTATCAACATAATCATCCCCTACAGCTACTGTGATATTACTTATACCTTGATTTATTTGTGTCATCATATCTCTATGTAAATCAAGATTTATCTGTATACTACGAGGTCCTGAGTCACTATATGAATATATAGGAGCTGACCTGGACATCGGTGTTGATTTATTGAAATTAACAGACATAGTATCTGTTAACGTATCTGGAAAGGTTGGGATAACTATAAATTGATTTACATTATATAAATAAACATAATTTTCAATCATGTTGAATATTTTTTCATTCGCCATTGTAAGGAGTTAATCCCCTTTCTGCAGGTGTTTTTATGGACATCATTTTTCTGTTTACAGCATTTTCAATATCTAAATCTACAAACCCAAGTATATCTTCTTTGTTTATCCATTCAACATTAGGTAATTGCATATAGGTATTGTAGATAGCATATCTTATTCCATTATCCCATATACCGGGATAGAAATCTTTTATATTAGGATTATAACCTATTATTTTTTCAACTCCAGCAACATTTTCATCTATATACTCTCTGTCATCAATAGTATATCTCAACAAATATTCTAATAATTTATCAGAAAAAGGTTTTTGTGTATTGTCATTACTATGTAATAGACTAAGTTTACTTCTAAATATCTTAGATATCTGATTATCATTTAACGTATCAATCATCTGTGCAGAAGAAACATAACTTTCAGCTGTAGATATATATTCTCCCTCTAATACAACGATGGAAGAAGTATTTGAAGAGGGCAACTGAATTGCCAGGTAAAGATACTTTTCATAATCACTCATCTTAACACAATATCTAGTTGCATTTATAATAGCATTGTTTATATCTGTTTCAGTAGCATTTGTTGGAACATTTATAAGATCATTAGGATTGTTATTCAACTGAAATGTTTGAGGGGATATAAACTGTAATGAGTTGAATTTTTTCGTTGCATACCGTATCTTATCGGATAAACTATCCCCGTTACTATCTTTTATTAAAGTTTTTCCGTCATAGAATATAGGGGATATATAAACTGGAAACGGACATTCAATAGCAATCGTATATGTCTTATTAAATTTTATAGGCACCAGTATTATTTTTGCTTTAGGGTTTGATTCTGCCAGTACCCCTTCATCGTTCAAACTAATGTTTTCTGCTATAGTATAGTCAAAACAGTTGTATAAAGACATTAAATCAATACCTTTGATGTCTCTTAAGCATCTAAGATAGTCTCCTAATATCCTATGCGTCTTAGGGTCATAGTAGTTAACATTGGAGATGAATTGCTTTGTCATGTTTGGGTAGTATGTCCCAAAATTATATCGTCCTATTAATTGATAATTTGCGATAGGTAAATATGTTATTTGTGAAATTTCATCAGTAACTGTAAGTCCTCCACGATTAACAATATCTTTATCATTCAATGTATTTTCGTCAGCTGTATATTCCCATTTATATGTTTCAGTTTCTTTATCATATACTAAATGTTTTACTACTTTATTATCATCTGTAACAATAACATCATCGTTAACATATAGATAATCAGTCCTATACGTTGAGGGTTTTATCCCGTTAAATCTTCCTGACTCAGTACATAATAATATGTCATTCTTATAAATGTAGGTATTACCTGCTACCATATATTCGTCTGTTTCTATAGTTGGATATGTTGGGAGAGGAGTACAAGATAACAAATATTTGATATAGGTAGAAATAATAGTGGATTCAAAAAATCTTTGCATTACTTAACTCCTTAGTACTTAACATTGAGTGCTACACCAGGTGACACACTCTTAATATTTATATCAAATGAAGGACTTGACAAAGAAGGTACAGCTTTTACTATAAGATTTCCTGTATTCAACAAATCAAGTACTTGTTGTAAAGAGGCTCCTTCATCTTTCTGTGTCATCAAAGCTTTTAATATGGCCTGTACAATACTTTCTTCATTTATATTAACAGTTTGAATAGAAGCTTTTGCAGCTGTTTGTGCTTTTGTAGCATTACGTACTTCCATAAGTGCTGAAGTTACACCCGTTAATCCACTGTCCACAACTCGAATAACATTTCCTTCTGCATATTTTTCAAGTGAGTTGTCACTAACTTTTAATCTATAATCAAAGAATGATGTTGTTCCAAATACAGTTTTTAACTCTGTGTGAACAGCACTGTCATAAGCTTTTATCCAACCATTATTTTCATCATATGCTTGACTTAAATAAGTTTCTCTAACTTTTATAAATTCTTTAGCATTTGTACCTATAACAGCATAATAGAAATCATCAAAAGTCTTTTCTGCTTTTATATTTTTATTTGTAATCTTAGCTGTCTCAGAAGCTTCATCTGTTGCACTGCTTAAAGCAGTTTTCTTTATGTCTCTTGAGCTACCTGTTCCGACATAAGTACTTGTAGTAGTTCCCCCAACAAGAGTTCCTAACACTCCACCTATACCGGTGCCTCTTTGAGTAGTTTCGGTACCGCCCCAAGCAGATAAATCAAGTCCTC